TTGCTGAAGCCTTGCAACGTAGTCGCGGTACTGCGCTACCTCGTTTGCAGATGCTTCAGCCATTCTTTTCGCTTCGTACTTCTCGCGGGTCAGTTCACCGATGCGCTTCTGAAACCAAGGCTCTTTCTTTGCCTTGTCCTCGGGCGATTCGGCTGCTTGTTCCTGCGTCTGCTCAGTGGTCGCTTCTGGCGTTGCTTGCTGCTCGACCGCTTGCACCTGTTCGGTTTGCTCAACCTGCGCCGGAGTCGCGCTTTCCAATTCGTCGCTCATGGTTTCCCAAGTGATTTAGCCCGGTGCATGTCGCCGGTAACGGACGTAAAAAAACCGCCATGGATTGCTCCAGGCGGTTCGGTGAAACTTGAAACTTGTTAGGCTAAGACGCTGACCGGATTCTTCGGCGCTGCAATAATCGGCAGCATCGCCCGCTGCTCGTCGCTCAGGTCGCCGTATCGCTCGTCAAGGTGCAGATTGATGTGATAGCCCGGCAGCGTTTCCCATACCGGCGCATCCTCTGTGCCGGTGTTCTTCGTGATGATGCCTACGTCAACGATATGAACGCCTTCAGCTTTGGCGAGGTAGGCGGGCGTGGTGAATGTTTGCTCCGGCACAGTGACCGTTTCGAGCGTCATGTATCGCTCACCGTTGCAGTAGTACGCAGCGCCTTCGTGCTCAATCTGCACAGGCTCAAGGCCGTACAGTGCTATCAACGCAGCGTCGAGTTCGTCAGCCACGTCAGCAAACTCCTGCGCCTCGTATGCAGGCTCGGTGATGGTCTGCTCGGGTACGGATTGCGCCAAGCCAGCGGCTTCCAAGGCTGCGAGGATTGCGGCTTGGGTAGCGGCTTGCAGGTAGTAGGTGGTTATCATGATTAGGTGCTCATCGTGACGAGTTCGGCATTGGTCTTGCGCGACGGGTAGAAGATGATCTTGCGCAGGTGCCCGTTAATGTGCGCGGAGCCGCTTACATTCGCGCCTAGCTTCACGTTCGTCAGTCCAGTGGGAACAGCCCCAGAAACGTCAGTTACAGCAGCCGCACCGTTCAGCGATGCCGCGAAGTCGTTCGCTTTGTAAGCGATCGCCACTTTGAACGTCGCTAACGCCGCGATGCTGCCCGCGCTAACATTCACTACGTCAGAACTACCCGCAACAGCGCGGTACACAACGCTTGTTCCTGCGCTTGTCACGTTAGGGATGATGCGGTTGGCTGTCGTTCCATCGTCTACGCTTACTAGCTGCGCCCCGCCGCTGTTCTGTACGCCGGTTGCTTCTATGTAAATCGTCCCCTCAGTCGCGTTAAACCACGGACTGAGCGTCCCCACCGTCAGCGAGTCGGCTAGGCGGGTTGCGGCGGCAGCGCCGGTTGTGGCAATGACGCTTGAGGCAAATGCGCCGAGTTCAAACTGCGGCATTCCGATGCGTATGGTGACATCGTAGGTGCTTGCACCGTCGCCAGCAATCCGCAGTTGGTGTGTCACGAAGGCCGTAGAACCGTTTACAAGCGTGTATGTCTGATTTGCTCGTTGGGTAGCGAGGGCGGCAGTGGTCGGCGTTAGCGCCGTCACACTACTCGCGGCTACAGATGACCCTCCAGCATCGCGCTCCGTGATCTGCAATCCAATTGCGAGATTGCCTTGCGCCCCCGCTATCAACCGCGCATAGAAGCCACCTGTCCACGTCTGCCCGCTTACTGCGGCGGTCTGTGTGCTGGCCTCAAATGTGCAACCTATCGCGGTTGTGGATGTTGATGTGCCTGCGATATTGACATCAACGTAGTTGATCCCACTTTCTACGCCTACGCCAGCGATAGACAGCTGCAATCCCTGATTCAGCCCGGTCCATCCGCTGCCCCAGTTCGTTGGCCTTGTGCCGGGAGAGCCGGCCACGGCATCGACCATCGTGTTATTGCGGATACTGTTCGTCCGCTGTTCCTCCACCGGCATCCCGCGAACTGACAGCGTGCTCGGAGAATAATCAATCCCGAATATCCCCGATGCGAGCGTGGTCAGCACACCGGCTGAACTCGTGCGCGTGCGCGCCGATGCGCGGGAGAGCGTAACTATGTCGGATAGGTTTTTGTAAGCAAGAGCCATGGGGTTATGCCTTCCGCATGAAGTACCCGACGGAGCCGGATACGGTCGTGTCTGCTTCCCAAATCTCGTATGTCTCGGTCAGAAAGTTGAGCGACAACGTGTAATCGGGTGGACGGTCGACAAAGTTCAGAATCAAAGTCCCGCTGGTGAGGTCTTCGTAATCGAACGGCGAATCAGGACCGGTAATCGCGGATGTGATTGGCTCGGTGATCGATTGCGTGATCGCTTCCACGGCGTTAGCTCGTTACACGGTCGACCACTGCGTAGATGCCGGACGGAGTGCCGCCGCTTACGGCAGCGCGGATGGACCCTGTGGGCAGGTTGAACACACCGCCGCCGGCCACAGTCAGCGTGGTGTACGCGCCTGCGTCGATCCAGGTGGCGCCGTCAGGGCCGAGAAATTGGAGCTTGACTGTGCCGCCGCCGAACGTGCCGGCAGCCGAGAACGTGCCGCGCCCGCCGACCCAGGGGGCCGCAGAGCCAGTTGCCGAAGCGGCAGACAGGAGAGTAATGCGCGACATCGGCTTGCCCTTTCAAAAAGATGAACGAGGGACGGGCTCGTGGCCCATCCCCCGGTCAGGCTTACGCCTTGATGTAGACCAGCTCGATAACCACGGTGCCCGATGCCGGCAGTGACGCCGCTGCGATCGTGGCAATCACGGTTTCTTCCGCGGTCAATTTGGCCGCGTCAATACCGGTGGTCTTGCCAAACATCGTTGGTGTGTCGACGGCCGTGAATACCGCAGCAGCGCGGTACTTGGCGGACGACGCTGCCGTACCGATAGCGATGGTTGCCGCGGCGCCCATCGTGGCGCTGGCGGTGATGACGCCACGGCTGAAGCGATAACCCTTTGGCACGCGGGCCAAAGTGATCGTGTCGCCGGAAGCCTGCGATGCCATCGTGATGGTGGCGCGGAATACGCGCTCCGTCGCGCCTTGAGTCGACGACAACAGCTTGTCGACGGGAGTGCTGGTTTGACCGGCCAGTTCGGTTGCGTAGGTGTTTGCCATAATGGTTCCCTGTTATGTTGGCTGGCCGATTACTCGGTGCAGAGAATTTCCACGACCTTCTTCTCTTGCGTGCGGGTGGCGCCGAGGCTCATCCGCATGAAGATTTGGTTCGTGTAGTTCTTATCCGCACGCTCGCTGATGCGCGATTCCAGTCCGTTCCACTGACCCATCACCAGGCCGGACTTGGCGAAGGCGATACAGCGCCGCTCCGACGTTGCCGTTGCCAGGCGCTCGGAGTGGATGAACTTGAAGCCCATGAAGTTGTTGACTTCGCCGTTCACCAACGCCTTGACGGTGTTGTAGTCGGACGATGTCACTTCGGTGGTGGCCAGCAAATTCGTGAACTGTTTGGCGGCCATCACCAGGAACAATTCTTCGTCGGCCGCAAAGTTCTGGCGGAATTTTTCGAGCGCCGAACGCAACTTGGTGATCGTCATGCCGGCAGAGCTGGATACGATTTGCTGGGTCGACGTGTCGTGGACCGTGGCGGTCGTGCCGTTCTTGCCGGTGTACGCGGTGCCCAGGGCGGCCGCGATGATGATGTCTTCCATCTTGCGCACAGCGGCGGCGCGCATGGCGGCCGCGTATGGCGACAGCGGGGAGTCGAGCATACGCAGCTCGTCCTCTTTGTCGACCGGCAGCGTCAGGGTGTAATCCGTCGGCAGGATCCAGCGTTGCTTGTGCTCGATGTCGGCCCAAACAGTGTCGTCGCCGCGGGTGGTCTTTTCAGCGAAATCGACTTCGCCAAACTGTTTGACGACCTGGGCAGCTTCGCCGGTGAAACCGGATTTGGTGACAGCGTCGACCAGCGGGCTGGTCTTTTGCTGCAGGAGCAATTCAACGTTGGTTGTAAAGCTCTTGTGGAAATGATCGGGGATTTCGTAGGCCATGATTACCTCATCAAGTGGGTGGCTGAAAACATGCAAACCATTCGGGCGGTTCGCTCATTCCCGGCTTATCCACTTGATGGGTGGGGCCTAATTGGGTCGTATTACTTGCCTTTGGGGCCCCGGCCTTGCGGCTGTTGGGTTGTCCCGGCAATTGGTACGTTGTCGATATATTTGCACAACTCTGTTGCGATGTCCACAATCTCTTTCGGATTTCGCATTTCGTGGCGCGAACAGGTCGGGACCAGGGCCAGAATTACGCGCTCCCTGGTCGCGCGGCGCGCGGCGTCATCCACCGTTGGCCATCCGCTGCAGGTTGCGCATCTGTTCCAGCTTGACCTTGTCGCCATTCAGGTACGACGTCGACCAGGCCGGGTCCGAATTCAGTTCCTTGATCCGCGCGGTAGCTTGGCCCGGAGTCAGCGCACCAGCAAAGCCGCTTGCGCCGTCGCCTGCGCCAGCCACGAATTTGTCTTCGCCCAGCCCCACGCCGATCTTGTGGAACAACTGCATGGTGGCCTTGTAGCCCATGACCTTTTGCAGCGCGTCGACCTGGTCGGGGGGAACCCCGAATTTGCCCGCCGCCAGCTTGGCCACCTGGGTGTTCTGGTCCAGCGCGGCGCCCCATTCTTTCTTCAGGTCGAGCTCGTCGGTCTGGAACTTCAACTGGCCGGCTTCGTCCATCTTGGTCTGGCTGCCGGCCATGTGGGCGTTGAACTTTTCAGCCAGGGCTTTCGCCTGCTTCGAATTCAGGCCGGCTTCATGGAACCAGGTCTTCGCGGTTTTGGCGAAGTCGGGGTCGCCGTTCACTTCCGGCACCGGGATGTCGTAATCGTCGGCAGTCTTCGGCCGGCCCAGGCGTTCGTACACGCCGTTCCAGGCTTCAGGGGTGTCATCTTTTGGTACGCGCACGATCTGGTCGGCGGGTACGCCCACCAGTGTTTCGAGGTTTTTGTACGATGACAGCAGCGCGCCAGGGTCAGCCCATTTCTTGTTCTGGACGTAGCCTACGGTTTCAGCGTCTGCGTTTGGCAGCCAGCCGATCGCTGCTGGGGGTGCTTCGCCGCCGGGTGGCGGGTTGCCCGAGTTATCGGACCCGTTTTGGTCGGACATTTTTTACCTCTGTGGTGGTTGAAAAGACTATTTTTGCTGGCCGTACCGATCCCAAAGGGCGTCGTCGGACAACTTCAGATGCTGCTGAATCCGGAGGAACACTTCGCGCCGACCTTCGAGCTGGCAGCGCACATGGGGGTCCGGATGGAACGTGGATTCGGTGGCGCGGCAGAACTTGGCCAAGTCCTTCAGAACGATGTCGGCGTCGCTGCCACTGACGCCCTCGAAGACGCGGCAATACGCCAGGCGGCGCTTGCGCAGATAGTCGATGGCGCGGGTAATCAGTTCGCTCATCCGCCTTGGTTCATCAACTCAGGCGCCGCTTTCAAGACGGACGCGGCGGCCGGTGCAGCATTTATCGCTTGTTCGGTCTGCTGGGCCTGTTGGCGCGACGCGCGGATTTGCTCGACCACCTTCGGGTCGCGCATCCAGCGTTGGGGTACGGCTTGCTGGTCAGCGATTTCAGGAACGATCGTGTCCCAATCGAAGTGGTCCAGCGGCGACGGGTCCTGCGTGACGTTGACCACCGACAGTGTCATCTCCACCGTGCGCATCAAGCCCGAACCTTCTTCGGCTTTCTGCATCCGGTTCACCGGTGAGTCGAACACAATGTCGTACTCGCCGCGGGCTTCGCGCAGCATCGGGGGCATGGGCGGAAGCAGGCCCTGCTCCGATAACAGGTCCAGCTCACGATCCAACTGCGGGCCCAGCATGTCGGCCTGGTACTTGCCGAACGATGGGACCAGCAGCATCCCCTTTTCGCGCGCAATCTCCAACGCCTGGGTCGCGGTCATGACCGGGCTGTCCATCAGAATCTGGAACAGGTCGACGGAGAATGCGCGGTCGATGTCCTGCCGCTCCATGTCCATCAGGTCCATGCCAACGTCCAACCGGCCAGTCGGCAGGATGTCCACCAGGCGCTTGCCGTCGGAGCTCATCGCGCCGTAGTTCACCGCGCCGGGCTTCAAATTGAATGTGTCGAGCACACCGTCGTCGGCCGCCAGGATGACCGGGTCGACCGCGCGATGGCCCTGCTTCAACATCGTTTTCTTTTCTTCGTTCAGCACCTTCACCGACGGCAACGCCGTCATCGCAGGGGAACGGCCGTACACTTCGCCCGGCGCGCGGGGCTCGCGGCCAATGCAATACGGGAAGCTGTTGAAGCCGCCCTCGCTAACCATCTGCTTTTTCTGGTACGCCATGGTGTAGCTGGCATACGGCTTGCCCTTGGCGTCCATCCGGTTCGGGTCCATGTCCTCACGGGGCATGACCACATGGATGAACTCGAATTCCTTTTCCGCGTCCTTCTCGACCGCTTCGCGGATGTCGGCCGGCAGGTTCTCCATCCCGAACTTTTGCGCGGCTTGGCGCGCGGTCAGCTTGAAACACCGCAGCGCCGTATCGATGATGCCGGCGTGGTCTTCCAGGAAGTACAATTCATGCAACCCGATCGCCTTGTAGCGCAGGCCGCGGGACTTGTCCGGCGTGTCGATGAACTTGACGCCATTGCCGAACGCGCCGATCGACAGATACTTTTGCTGCTGCACGCCCTGGAAGTTGGCCTTCGGGGCGTTGCGGTGACTCAGCAGAATCGTATTGACACCGTCAAACCACACCCGGGTTTCGCGGTCCTTCAGCAAATCGCGGTTGCTGGGCTTCAGGTAATGCCACTTCCCGCCAGCCGGCGTCAGCAGACTTTCCATGATCGCCATGTACTTCTTCAAAGCCGATTCGGCGCGGGCGTCGAACTGTTTGCTGGTGCGCTTGTCGCCGGTCGTCAGGGACATGCCGATGACGGCCGCCGAATGCGCCGGCCACATCACCTCTGAAATCTCGTTGCAGTGCGCGTCGAAAACGGAACGGTCGCCCTTCACCTTGTCGTAGAGCTTGCACAGACGTGCGGCCAAGGCTTGGTCGAGTGGTTCCATCAGGCGTCGCCCAACAGGACTTTCTTGGCGGATGGGGCTTGCTGGGCGATGCCCGTGCCCGACGTCAGCACCGTACTGGCACGACCCGTGCTGGCCCGGCGGATACGTTCGTCACGGGCCGCTGCGTCGCGCGCAGCCTGATCCGCCGCATCCGTGTTCGGGGCGGGCGGGGGCGGTAGCGGTGCTGCGGGTGAGGAACCGAAAAGGTTGGCCATTGCCTGGGCTCACGGACGATGTGATTACCGCATTATGGTGCTGATTAGACTACAGCGCAACTTTTAGTCCAACAGTTGATAATCCAGACCTTTTGCCATCGTTCCCCGGCGCCGGCGGGTGGTATTGCCATCCTTCCGGGCGAACCGCGCGCCAAACGTCAGCGCCAGCGCATCGCCATCGTCCGGACTGTGCAGCCCCCGCTTCTTCATCGCCTCTTTGGATTCCAGCCGGATCTTGTCGCTGGACGTCGACGCAAAGCTGTACTCGGGGCCGGCCAGGTCATCCATCAACCTGGACTCGTCATCGATGCACCCTTCCCCCAGCCAGTCCCGCATCCGGCCCCACATCTCCGTTCGCTTGTCGGCCCACCGGTCGTCGTCCGCCTTGGACCCGAACTGCACTTCGGCCACCTTGTAACCGCGCGCCTTCAGGATGTCGACCACCCCGCCGCCGACACCGCCGCCATCGATGCACACCCCGTCGGGGTTTTGGGCGTCGATCATCTCCGCGATGCGGTTGGCGCTGTAGACCAGGTCCATCGACTTCCACCTGGTTGACGGGATCGATCGGGCGTCCCGCCCCTGGCGCCAGCGCACCACGCATTCGTCGTCGCCGTACCGGGCGATGTCACAACCCATGATGAGCGACGCGCCATGGTCGGGGAACGATTCGCGGGTACTGGCCAGATTGATGACCTCTCTCGACACGAACTGCTTATCGCCTTGCCGGGGGAACTGGCCATAGACTTCGACGCGGGCCTCATCGGAGTCGGCGCCGTATTGCTTGATGATCTTTTCGTAGACCGCGGTGTCCGTACCCTCCACGGTCCTGGAATCGATGTTCTCGGTTTCCCAATAATCCCGATTCTTGTGGAAGCATTCAAAGAACGCGCCGGTGTTGCGCCGCGGGTTGGAAAAGGCGAACCAATACCGGTCGGGCACAGGCTCGGTGAAGAATCCCTCTGACACCTTCCAGATCGGGTGGGGGATACCAGAGGCTTCGTCGAACATCAGGAACACGCCTTTGTGGTTGTGTACCCCGGCAAAGGCGTCGGGTGTTTCCTCTGACCATAGTTGGGCCTGGGCGTAGTAGTAGCCAACGTCCACCTTCAATTGCTTTTTCAGCAATTCCTCAAACCAGGGGGCGGGCTTCAAGCTCATCGCCATCTTTTCGAACCAGTGTTCGTTGATCGCCATGGCGTGCCACTTGCCAACCTCGGCCCAGGTCCTGGACTTCAACTGCTGTTCGTTGTTGGCGGTCACGATCGTGGTGCTGCCGATCCTGGTCGACAGCATCCAGAGGACCAGCCATGCCACCAGCGCGGACTTGCCGATGCCGCGACCAGACGCGATCGCTTTCTGCAGCATCTCGGTTTTTTTGTTCGGGTTCTTGCAGGCTTGGATTTGTGCTGCGATGCGTTTGAGCTGCCGCTGCTGCCACTTCCTTGGACCGGTCTGGTCTTCAAGTGGTGTGCCCGCTTTCCCCCACGGGAAAACAAACATTACGAAAGCCAGTGGATCGTCCGAAACGCGGGGATCCCACAGCTCGGTCATAAGGGCCTGTTCGCCTTTGGCGTCGTACTTTTGTTTCGGTTGGCTCATGAGGTTGTCTGTCTGACAACAGACCCTATTCCGCTAAATTTTTTAAAAAAATAATCAAGACCGTCGGCCAACAGTATGGTGGGGTGACGCCGCGCGGCCATTCGACGGGCCGGGTGCCGGGTGCCGGCCCT